TTCTGTTGCGAATGCAACAATACCATCAAGGTCTGCAGTTGTATTTGTACCATTAGCACTTGCTTGGATCAAAGCTGCTAATACAGTCTGATCTAGGCGCTTTAAGTATGCGTACTCAAGTTGTTTTGTTAGTTCTGCATAGAAGTTAGGGTCTGAACGCTCTAGTAATTCAACTGAGAGTGTGTTCATACCAGCATACTTAGATACTGTGCCAGTTAGGTACTGAGTTTCCATACCTGTGTTTTGTACTGCGCCAGCTTCTGCTTCTACAGTCACTTCTGGTGCAACACCTGATCCGCCACCAACGCTAGTGACAAGTGAAGGTACACTGATACTCATTCCCGAATTCGGCAAGGTACCTTGGCTGCACGCATCGATTGCAGGAGTTCCAAAGCGTGTGTTAGTTACAAACTCGCTTAGGTATTGTGTTGGATTAAATGCTGGGTTGGTTGAGAATGAATCATCCGCAGCTGTTACGTATAACTTTGAATCTTCGTTACCAAGTGCAGCCTTAATCTTGTGCTCTGTATAAGCAGCCATAGATGTAATAGGTGTGCGAATTGATGTCTGAATAAGTGGTGCTGTAATTATTGGGCGTGCAGCTTCTACTGTAGGAGTAGCAGCCTCTGCCTTTGCTTCTTGTGGCGCTGTTGCTAAATCTTCCACAGGAGCCTCGCTTTCTTTAGTTTCGATTGGTGTCTCTGCTTCGCTTTCGCTAGCAGCAACTTTAGTTACTTGCGCTGCACTAAATGCAGGTGATTCCACTAGGCTAACTTCTTTTAGAATTGCGCTAGTTACATATAAATAATCTTTTTTCTGAATTGACTTGTTTACATCAACTCCAACAGACAGGCCGTCCACTAGCTGTTCTTGTGCAAGAATCAAAGCGTCTTGACCCTGCATACTAGAGCTAATTTTAAAGCTAGCATAAATGCCATCTTCTGTTTCTTTGTAATTTGACTGCATACGGCCTATAGGTTTTTCTGGGCGGTGCTGCATAAGCATTTTTATTTTGCCAGCATCTCCAATTTGAATAGAACCTTTGGCAAACACAACTTTACCTACGGAAGTGTTGCCTACTTCTTCAAATGGCACGATCTTGCCAGCAATAACTCTGCGCTCTGTATCGGCAGCTTCTATAGGGCTACTGAATGTAAGTTTCATCTTCTGTTTCTCTTCCGTTAGGCGTTAGGTTTTCCATTTCTTTTGCATCATCTATATCAATTAAACCTAGATTGATCATTTTCTCTAAAGCTTCTAAACGTTTCATTGTGTCAGCACGTAAAAATGATTCCTCAATAGCAAACTTAACAACGTGGCCACGTGGAGTTATGTCATCCATAGATAGGCGGTCTTCAATAGCGCAAATAAATGGCTGTAATGAATAAGCAACAAACTCTTTGCGACCATCAATAATGTTTTGATAGGTCATACTGTTATTCATATCTGCTGAAATGTAATAAGCAGGTACGTTCATTGCTCTAGCGATTTGTGTTGCTAGGTATTGTTGCGCTTCGTTATACATCATATCTTTAGGAGAGAATCCTGTGGTTTCATAAGATAAAGTAGATGTTAAATATGCTGTTGATCTATTTAATCTGCTTTGCTTCCATTGTGCTAATAATCCTGATACTTGCTGCTCTGGTAAATCTGCGCCAGTGTTTTTAATGTAACCACTTGGCATTGGAGTTTGTGCAGATACAGCTGCAGCCTTTTCAATATCTAATGCGCTTTGTATTGTGCGTGATGCAGTTTGCAATACTCCTTGTGTTAAGCCCTGGAATGTAACTAAAGATCCAATACCAGACATAGGAGCATCAACGCCATCAACATAATATGCGCTAACTTCTGTGCCAAACTTATTTGTAGTAAATGTAACTCGGTTATTGGCGATCCACTCAAATCGTGATGGTCTTAAATCGTCTGCATATAATTCTGTAACACGCCAATATGCAACACCATAAAACAACAAACTATCGACAGTCCAGGATAAAGTGACGGATCTTGGTTGCCGATAGTCTGGTTGATCGAGCCAAAGAGGGTTCCCCAACTCCTCACCATTAGACTTTTTGTAAAGTTTTAATGGCAGATAGGAAACTACACCAGCAATAAGATTTCTGCAACGGCTGACAGCTGGTACTTGCATTGCATAATTGCGATCTAATCCACCAGGAAAATTACCAACACCAGTTGTAAATGAACCATAGCCATAAGCTGTGTCCATAATGGCAGGGGCGTATTGCGCTTGGACAGATTCCGTTTTTTTGTTTATACCCAAAGCAGACAATAGACCCATATAGGTACTTTATACCATAAATCGGACTAATGGTGCAAGTTAGACAAAGATTTGCGCTGTTTGTTGTGGCTTGGTTAATTGACTTACAACCATCGCTAGTGATATGGCGGCTGTAACATCGCCTGCCGATTTTCTACGTATTATGCGCCAGCCAGCATCATTAGTCTTAGCTGCACAGTTATTTAAATGCTGTACTAGCTCTGCCTGACCAGAATGAACTACACGGCTATTAGCCAGGCCATCTGCTAGGTCAGAGCACGCCTGGTAAAATGCCTGGCCCGATACATCTTGTAATCTCCAGCCACTTTGTTCAAGTCTTGTAGCTATAGTTTGTGTGGCGTACTTGTCATAACAAATTGTGGTCGGGTGATATTTTCTAGCCCATTCATTTATGTCACTAGCCATCTTAATCTCATCTATCGCTATATCGCTATGCCACAGCTGTGCTAATCCGACTGCTATCTTTCCATCTTTGACTTGACCCATAACCAAAGCACCTGATCGCCTTGTCGGTGCAATATCAAATGCCATAATTGTCTGTGGCCCGACAGGTATCTCTAGGCTGCTATCGCTGCACTGCTCGATTGATCCATATACCCAGGGGCTGACAGTGCTATCTACCCACATACAAAGCATCTCAGTCTTAGTAGCTTCTATGCTGTTAGTGCTAACCGATTCTTCTAATGTCTGCTCTGTTATTAAATGCCCTAATGCTGGATTAGCCATAGCCCAGGCTTTACGATCATTTATTTTAGAATGCTGTGGCGCACTGTACTCATAAAATCCTAAATTCTCAGGTGGATATGATAGGCAACGCTCTCTTAAATCATTAAGCACAGTACTAAAGCCATCGCCCGCATTACTTGTCATTAAAGTCATCGCATTAGGGCGAGCACGTGTGACTGGCAATGCAGCTGTGAACGATTCTTGTGTCCACTCTCTTAACTCATCGATATACAGAAAATCTGCGGTCTTACCACGTGGTGCATCTCTAGTAGCTGCTGCAATTTCATACCTAGCGCCATTAAGTAAAGTTATAGATTCTTGACCATTAGCCAGGCGTATTTGCCTTACTTGATCTTTCAAAAACTGATTGTCTTCTATTGTGTATGCAACCTGCCTAAAGGTATCTAATGCCATATTGCGGTTAGAGGACATACCTAGGACATTCTTGCTACCCCATAAGAATAAATGTGACAAAATAAGCATTCTGGCTAGGTGGGTCTTACCATTCTGCCGTGCTACTAGCACTAGCGCAGTTTTCTTACGCCAAGTATCTCTATCATCTACAGCTAGTAAATCATCTAGCACCCAGCGTTGCCAGGGGATCAAAGGTAAACCTATTTTCTCAGCCAAGTCTGCAACCTCTTGCGACTTTGTGCGACCTTTTAAAAGTAACGTGTGGATTCTAGGCTCAGTGCTGCCAATTAGCCCGACCCCTCGTGAGGTCTGTTTTATTTCCGTATCATTTTGCATCGAAATCAAGCGTATCAGGTTTATTAAATGGTGAGTCTGGCACTGTTCGGATCGTCTCAGGGAGAGAAGGTTTCAGAAAGACAGGGGGGGTCGCCTGCTTGCTAAAAAAACGACCACCTTTAGCGCTATTACAGCTCTTACACATAGATTGCAAGTTATCAGGTGACCACATATCGCCACCCTTAACTCTAGGTATGATGTGATCTACTGTGTGTGCTGGTCTATTGCAGATAGCGCACTGCCATCCATCTCTGTCAAGTATGGTAATGCGTAGCTTCTTCCACTTACCACTACCAATAGCACGCTCACTCATTAATGCCAGCCCTTACGCTTGAAGTGATCTAATGCATTACACATAGAGCCATATCTATTTAAGTTGTACTTAATACCCCACTCTACTTGCTTGTACCCATCAACAGTTGCTAGATACTTAGACCTACCTTGTGGTATGCCATAGTGACTACCATTGTTAGCTTTAGGGTTCCACCTACTCTCACGATGATATAACTCATCTAAGCAATAGAACTCAGTAAATGAATGATTAAGCTGTATAAATGCATATTGCTTGTAATGTGTTGGTTTATTAACAGCAACGGAATTAGTCTTTACAAAGCAAAGATTAACTATGAATAGAGCGATCCCAACTAGCCAGCACCTTGCGAGCTTTCCCTTGCGGGCTCGCCTTGTGGCTTTGTGAGCCACTGCTTCACTAGAGCCTAGCATATTGTGTCAAATCAATCAGCATAACCGCAGGTCAGACGGCAAGTCGTAGAATGGCACAATATCATCAAGGTCTAACCAAGTTTCAACATAACCAGCTATTGACATAGTAACTCCAATGCATAATGCGCTTGTTGTGGCACAACTCCATTACCAAGCATTTTTAATTGTTGCGCTCTAGATAAATCTAAATCACTTACCCAACCAATAGGTAAGCCCATCATATACTCGACAAATTGTGCGTTTAATTTTCCTTCTTGATCCAACGCATTAGGCGCGGCTTGCAAATGCATTTCACATCGTGGAGTAAATCTGCGCCCCAATTTCTGCACCGACCCGTCGTGTGGCTTATGTTGGTGGTTGGTGTGGCCAGCATTCTTACAGCTACACCAGTACTCGCACCTGGTTTGCCCAACGTTTTGCCCTCGTTGAAATCCTGCACTCTCTGCTGGTATTTCTCGATTGGTTCGTCGTGGTTCCTCACGTGCATTACTGTTGGGGTAGGCAATAATGAATAATCTTGCTCTTTGGTGTGGGGCACCGACATCACTTGCTCGGACAATATTCCATTTTGCATCGTACCCGTTGGCGGACAGGCCTTTGAGAACTTCTGCCAATCCGAGACTGAGGTGCCCTCTAACATTTTCCATGACCACAAATCTTGGTCGAAGAATGCTAATGGCTTCAAGTATGAATGGCCATATGTGTCTTTTGTCATTTTCACCTTTTCTTTGTCCTGCATGACTAAATGGTTGGCAAGGATAACCTGCGGTTAATATATCTATAGGCTCAACACTAGCCCAATCAATTTGTTTAATATCACCCAAGTTAGGTTTATTAAATCTCTGCTCAATAAGTTTAGATGCGTATTTATCTATTTCTGCACACCAAAGCATTTCAGCATCGAAGTAAGATTCAACGGCCATATCGAGACCACCATAACCAGTGCACAATGACCCTATTTTCATTTCTGCCCACCCCATCCGCCACCTTTAAATATGAGCCCAGGTGCGCTATAGATTCTTGACATTTGCAAATTACATTTAGGGCAAGACATAGGCGTGCTGTCATCATCGTATGATCTATGCACTGACCCATAAGTGCCGCATTCGTGACAGCTGTATTCATATGTTGGCATCATCGCACCTTGTGCCATTCTATGTTTTGTAATACTTTTGCATTATCTTCACCTAAAGCATACAAAGCGACATTAAATGTAATTGGTTTTTTTGTGCCATCTGATTTATCAAATTTCAAATCGTGAGCTACAGGCAGTATTGCATCACTATGATTCCATAATTTAAACCACCACTTACCCCTAGTAAATGGCAATAACGCTATGCCGTGCTTGTGTTCAAGAAACTTATCAACCCACGGCGCTGGTTTTGAATAAGGTGGATTCATCCACACGTTTCCATACCAATACTGAACTAGCCCATCATCCTTGACTGTATATTGTTTTTTGCTAGGCACATTAGTGTGTGCATCAAGTGGCGCACTTACGTCCAAATCAAACTCTATACCTAAAGCATCAAATATAAATTTAGGTGTGTAAAACTCATCTCCAGCACTTGTGTGGTTATATAACATTATTTACTCTCAATCAACTGGCAAGTGTGGCAGACCACGGTTTCAAACTTCCAACTACCACACTTATCACATCTGCATATATCCGAGTCTGGAATATGCAAAGCCTCTACAACATTCTTAACACCAGTGCAACCACATTCCATACATTGATAAGCCTTGAATCCCTCTGGCGTATCAATCTGATCTAGCCATAAGAATTCGGTATCACGCTGGCATCCATTACATTTAAATTGTGGGTGCATTATGGTAAACTCCTTATTGCCTACAGTGGCATATAGTACAAACCAAGAAATTACCAGAATGTATTAGCCTGTCATCATTACAAGCTACACAAACATCGGTAGACGGCACATACTTTACCTGGTCGTTCTCTATGCGCTCCAGGTAAGGTCCGCCTCGTAGAATTTCAACGTATCCCATTATTCGCCCCCCTTTCCGCTTTCCGTATCATCTGGCCAAAACCAAGTGCCAGCAGCTGTAAGTCTTGCCCACTTAGCATCGCACTGCTCTGCTTTCGGTGCTGTGCAGACATAACCTGCGTATGGTTTACCAGTCTTAGCTGTGCCTTCTTTTTTTACCATATCACCGTGCCTGCAAGTAAAACTAACATCGACCACTTCAGCAATTTGAGTAATGCTTTCCCCAACAGACCAAGCAACAGGTTTAGGCTCGTTGCTATTATCTTTAGACTGTGCATCAACAATATGTAACGCATATTCCATCGCAGCTGATTTAGATCCTGGTCTGCCATATTTAGGTCTGAATGGTTCGGTTTGTTTTTCATTTACCCTAACCATTTCTTCTCTACTTGGTCCATTTTTTTCAGTACCGATATTAGCCGCTTTAAAAGCAACGCCTCTAGCCGAAGTCTCGCAATTTTCCAGCGCAAAATCTCTATTGACACCCCTATCGGAAATAACCTCTTTGGCGTGACCTGTTGCGAATGGTTTTTCATCAGCTGAGTCCCTAAATAATTCACATACAACAATGACTCTAGTGTCTGACTCCGAGATAATCTTTGTTCGTACTGCTCCATTTGGATACCTTTCCCAAAATATATTTGATCTTTCTTGAACTGTGGTGTAATCCTCTAGGTTAAATGCCATTAGTCATCCCCCCAGGTAAAATTGATGTCGGCTTCTGCATCAAGGACTGTCTGGTATATCGAAATGTAAGCAAGTGCGTCGATGATCGAGTCACTGTGGCCTGGAGACTCAGTAAGCCTAGAAACCTTGACGAGCGCCATACATAATGCGACTTGACTAGGCGTAATTGGATGGTCGAGGTATGCCGACCACAGTTCACTGATCCTTTTATGGTTTGTGTAAGGGTGACCATAGACCGATCCCCTTGTATGCACCAGGTCGACAACATCAGCTAGCAGCTTCTCAGTTTTTGTCATAGTCAAATACCTCATCTGACTTTATTTTGTTTTGAATCATCCTGCGGTGCATATCCCAGCCATCTTTACGACCTCGCCAGTAATGAGTCTGCTTTAGATCATCAATACGTGTTACTAATAGTAACCACGCCATACTCAGCCCTATAAATAAATATATAGCTAGTTCAAGTGTCATTTTGTAGCCCAATCTGTGACCACATACTTTGTGGCACAAGCATAGTGTTGCACTTGTGTACGACTTTGTGGATTATTTAGGGCTGTTTTATTATAACGATTAGATAACGTTAATATCTTCGAGGTCATCGATATGGTCATCGATAGTGCGCTCGACGTACTCTGTATTAAGCCCCATAGTGTTTGCCTAATGCTGTAAATGAGCCATCCTTATTAACTGGCACCAGGGTCGGTGTCAGGGTCTTGCCACTAGCTTCTAGTATAGCAAAGCCCATCTGCCAATTAGCGCTTCCATAGCGGATATAAGAGGCTTTTTT